CCTCTCCATCCGCCATATGCACTTGTTACATAGTTCAACAGTGTCATATGGCCATAAACATAATTTCCTAATGTTAATGGAAAAATGGTTCGACTATTGGCGGGTGTTGCTGCTGTATACCCAACTTGATGTGGGAATGCTTTACGTTCTGCAGCAACACGCACTAAATTTCCAGCGGTCAATGCAGTTCCTGCTACAATAGAGTGCCTCTGATATCGTTTCAACATCTGTCTGAACGAGTGAATACTCTCACCAAAATGCACAAGATTTGTCTCATCAGATTTAGTAATGGGTTGTGCCATTGTATTTAAAGTACTAACATTAGATGGCTTAGAGTCTTGCACTAGTTCTTCACTTTCACCAGCGTGTGGTTCAATTTCAAATGCTTCAGGCGCTGCTACAGTTCCAGCAGCTGTGAATCTCAATTTTTCCAATGGAAAAGCATCTGGTACTGCAACTTCAAAATCATCACCCGCTGAAATGAAAACGTTCACTTCAATATCATTGTCAATCGTAGAATTGGGTACTGTAAGTTCATTCACAACGTACACACTCAACGTACCATTTCCAATATCAACAGCTGGTGTGGTGAATGTCAATGGAGATGTATTCCACATTTGAGTTTGTGCTGCTACACCAGGTACAAAATGACGTCTGTATGTTGTACGTTGACCCCATCCGACATCTATTTCAAAATCGGAATTGTCACTGATGTCCACAATTGTAGTATATGCGGTATTGTACTCGACATTTCCACCTGAAGGTGTACCTGTGGGATCATAAACAATCTTTACTCTTCCTTTATGGTACTTACTACACACAAACTGGAATCTATATTTCAAGGTTCCACGCCAATATCTAAATGGTGTCGCTGCAAAACAAGTGGCTGGCATGTGAATTTCACTCCCCTGCAAAAAATGTACGCAGGGGTCAACAACATGATTCCACAACAAGGTTTCTTGTGAAGTACCTAAATCCCATGGGAAACTTGCCATCCATGATTCACGTTGAGCAATATACTTGATTGTTAACTCATCTTTACTTTCCAAACCTACTGTTCTAGGATCAAGAGTCAATTCTTGCTTACAATCCACAGACAACTTGTTTGACTGGTTCACCTGATTCGTTGTAGAAATATTCGAAACGGTCAATGGTCTATACATGCATGCCTCCAATTCCACGGGGGATGAATAACCAAAAAGTGTTGCAATAGAACCAACAGCTTGTGATCCAATTTCAGTAGCACGAGCAAAAGGACCAATAACAGGTACTTGAGTAAAATAGGAAGCAGCATTCGCAACTGCGCCTGCAATTCGTGAAACAGGTTTCTTTCCATATTCATCTGCTTGTGGTGCTATTGCTCCTGGTTCAAAATTTGTTGGTATTGCAAACTTAACATCTTCAGCCCAGGCAAACACATTCACAGTAACTGTATCAGTAGCACCATTTGCGTGTTTCAAACCTTGCATGCTATGTAAAACAACTTCACCCATATTTCTCCAATCCATACTTACAATATCCAGAACATTGTAATATGTGAAAAAAGGAAGTTTCATCTCACCTCCTTGAGAATTTGTGGGATCCAAGTACACATGCGGTCTTTGACTTGCAGCAACAATATCTGCATCTACAAATGTTCTATTAACTGTCATGGAATCATCTGCAGGTAAAGGATTGTAACTTGCTATGATACGACCATAATGAAAAGCGTTCCCATTAATCGTAAACTTGAGATGTAGTTTGGCTCTCAACAGCTTGTAATTAGCAATTCGATTGATCACACGTGCATTTTCAAAATACAATTGCCAGGGGTTTAAGGATTGAAAAAGAGTTCCTCCAACACCCCAGTCAATAGATGCTATACGCAATGGACGGCTGAAAAATTCGTCCAACGTGGCATCTGATGCTAGCGCAGCATCACGTATGTGATCAATATCACCAGGAGTTTCTTGCATATACCCAGGATGAGTATCTGCAAATTTTACATTCTGAGAAATCATCTCAGACGAAGGAACACTCACTGGAAGTTCCTCTGAGTGGGGATCAATATCATCATTGTTTTGACGACGTTTATCCCGAGCTTCATCAATTGACGGCCACTCTAATTGCAAATCTTTGTAAATTGCATATAAACAATAGAGGGTCAATGAAACAAAAATTCCTGACACTGATAAGGAATCTTTTCGCTCCGCGCCATCCAGCGCTTGCGGACTTACTATACCGCATATTGATGACCAAGCACTCCTTGGTTGAGCTCGCTTCGGACACGAGTACCCTAATAAATTAAACAAAGGATAAATTTTTCTGTTTTTTATGTATTATGTACAAATACAAACGTACAAACGTAAAATATGTAGTCTAATGAAATAAAGCCTCTACTGTACATCGTATGGTATCCAGTTTTTCACATTTTTCTAGTCCAGGTCAACTACACCACCTGAACCCTCGTACTTCTCCTTCCACATTGCGACTCTCTGGTCAAAAGTGAAAGTGACTGCAGGCGGAACAAAGTTCAACGCTCGAGTACACAGTTCTTCAATTATGGGTCTGTCGTTATCATACTCCTCACGCCCATGTGCAAACAGCTCGTGCATGTATGTTTCTACACACGACACTGCTACATTATAAGGAGTTTCTGTGCTTGATTTAATGTTCATGAACAGCGGCTTCAACATTGATTCCTTAGAGAGTTTCCCAATTTTGGTATTAATCTCTGGAATAAATTGAGAATGGCGCTTGAGAAAATCAGCTTCATTTGCATCCATATCATCATGGACATCATCGGTCTTGCTTGGTTCTGTGATCTTCATACCGTGCTTCGCTAAATATTCCTTGTAAACACGGAAATTGAAACGATCACGTAACTCTTGTTTCACACTTCCAAGAAAATCATCACCGTATGTCAATGCAGACGCAGCTGAACGAAAGTCAGCAATTTCTGGACATGCATGAAACAATCCCATTCGGATGTAAAACGAATTCACAATGCTATTGATATAAACAGTCACATTATTACCCGACGTGTTCATATTATAAGCCATGATCAACGTTCCATTGTAATCAATCAACGGATGAATGATGTCAGCCACCATGGTCGACATTATTCGCAAATCCAAATCAGTGTATGAACAAAGTCCTGCTGCATCAATGAGAAAATCAAAACCATTATAGGTCAATTGTCCACCCATTCTCACATCATACTTCGAATAATCAAGTGCCAATGCACGCCCTTGGGCGTACTTAAAAGCATGATCCATGATGTCTGACCATTGAGAAGAAAAGGCATTTATTCCCACTGCACACTCTGATAGTTCAGGACATAAAGACAACAACCTCACTACTGGTAAAAAATATTTACGTATTGCCATACCCAACGCAATGGACACGGCCTGGAAAACGCGTACTTTTTCTGAACCAATAGGTGTTGCTTCATCCTTGAGTGTTGCTGCTGTAACAGGATATGCTCTCTCACCTCGAGTCCAACAATCGATCAATCGATTGTACTCGGTCATGATATCTTCATCTGGAATGCGATCTTCACAATATTCACCAATCATCACGTACTTAAACTTACGTTTTTTGGGTCCGAAAAGCGGGAATCCCATACTGGTGTTCATTGGCATTGCATCAATAAATCGCTTACCTGGTATACCCATAATTGTTTCCTTCATGGTCAAAGGACACACCACTTCTTTCTTGATATGTTCCTTAATGAATGCAAAAATGGGTTTGGCATAATCATTCCGTGCTCTTTGCAATAAAGATGGTAAAAAAGGTTCTGCTGGATGCGCAATGTGTTCGAGTGTGGCATTAAATGCTTTCCAATTGGGGTCCAATTTAGGAGGTCCCCAAGCATTTTTCATACCGAAAAGCTCTTCAGCATCTTTCGCCAACACAGATGGTACAACTTTACTCTTTGACTTGGCACGCAGACGCGTTGAACCATAAATGTCAATTTCTGCGTCTTTCAATTCATGGACAAACTTTGCATTGGGATGAATATCCTCAGTGGTGATCACTGTTTTCCCATACTGTGTTTCAGGCAAATCAGTAGCACTAGCCATGCCACGTATGCCTGGTAACAACATTAGTTTTTTCCTCAAATCATCAGCCATGGACTGTGTAACTGTCATCATCACACCGTGTTTTTTACTAGGATTTCCACCTATATGGAAACCTGCGATGACGGGATTTTTCTCCTCTGTCACCAACATGGACATGCACGCACCAGTACATGCCTTACTAGTAGTATAACAACCACCTTCCATGGACAAGTATTTGTGTCCATATTTTCCATGCTCAACTGTCAAACGTTCATGAGT